TTTACCATCAGAAGTAAGTGATGTTACTAAGTTTGTTTTGTCAGCAATCTTATACCCAGCAGCTATTTCTAGTGCCTCTACTTCTTGTGCTTTGAAGCCTATGTCTAACCAATCTTCTTTGTGCGTACCGTCTGGTGTCTGTGCATTAAGATCATAATCATCCGCACGCTTATCACCATACTTAGAACGTTTATCCCACTTGTAAGTAACAGGAGACAACGCCTTAACAAAGTCTAAGCCTAAGTCTAGTGCTGTAAAGTCTGTCTTGTCACGTTGGTCAGAGGCTACAGTCCAATCTATTTGGATGTAAGCAGCATCATTATTTTCGTCACCTACCACGATATTATTAGTACCAGTAGTAATCTGACCACCGGGGCTTCCTGAAACTCCTGTGTCTGGCCCTAAAAGAATATTGTTAGAACCGCTTGTTACATATTCACCTGCATCTTTGCCCACTGCTGTATTGGTAGAACCTGTGCAACGGCCTAAAGCATTTTCGCCAACCGCTGTGTTTTCGTCACCACAGTTGGCATTAAGTGCTATATAACCAACAGCAGTATTATTATTACCATTATCAGTACCATCACCTGCACTAGCACCTAGAAAGGTGTTTCCTGTACCTGTCGTAATTGATTCACCTGCATTATTACCCACAGCCGTATTGTAAGTATTTGTAGCAGAGGTAAAGTTTTGTGCATTAAGAGCATTAGTACCTATAGCTACCGACCTACTTCCTAGTGTGTCTGAAGTTAATGCTGCATAACCGATTGCCACATTATAATCTGCATCCGTTAAAGCATCTCCTGCCAGACCGCCAGTAAGAGTATTCTGTACGCCTGTCGTAATGCCTTCACCTGCGGCATGTCCAACAGCAGTATTGTAAGTATCAGTAGCTGACGTAAAGTTTTGACTAGCTAATGAAAAGTTTCCAATCGCAACTGATTTGCTGCCTTGTGTATCGAAACTGAGTGCACGATAACCCATAGCATTATTTTTAGTGCCAACAGTTAAGGCATCACCTGTCAGACCACCGATCAGGGTGTTTTGTATGCCTGTAGATATTGATGCACCTGCATCCCTGCCAATGGCAACATTGTAAACAGTAGTAGCTGATGTAAAGTTTTGAGCAAATAACGCATTTCTACCAATGGCAACAGAACTTGAACCCTGCGTATCTGCCAATAATGCTCTGTCACCAATGGCTGTATTTGATCCACCTACCGTTAAAGCACCACCTGCACTATAACCTGCGATTACGTTTCTCTCACCAGTAGTGATTGCATCACCTGCAATATAACCAACAGCCACATTGTAATCACCTGTCGTAATTGCAGTACCAGCCTCATCGCCCACTACTACATTATAGTTACCACCAGAAGCAATAGAGTTCCCTGCGTTTACACCTGCACGAAAGTTAGAAGTACCTGCACTAGCTGTTATAATATCTGCATTATCTTCAAAGGTAACATCACTATTAAATGTACCGCCACCAACTAAAGTGACGGACATTTTTGATCCAATATATCCTGCCATTATAAAGCTCCTATTATAAATGCTAGTAGCTCAGAATACCTAACACCTAGTCTTGTTTTCTTTGTTGCACCCTCTGGTGCTTCTTCTTCTGTGTTGTAGGTGTCTGTTCGGGTGTAAGCATCTGCTGCTTCAATGCCCTTTTCTTCGTCAGCTTCTACGGCAGGGACTTCTGTCTGTGTTTCCCACCATGTGCTTGAGATGAACATAGCATAGTCACCTGCATCTAGGCTTTCTGCTGCAAAGGCAGCTTGTAGGTCTTGAGCTATGATACCAAAGTGGGTACGGGCTGCTTCACCTTTTTCTGTTACGGCTGACTTCCAACGGAACTTCCGCATCAGACCTTTGGCAGCTACAGCTACACGTTTTTCTGCATCTGTCAGTTCTGCAATGTCCTGCTTTTCGTTGCGGTCAGAGGTTTGGATAGTGCCGTTAGTGGCGTGGACATCATCGAAACGGGCTGACGCTGCCCCCAAATCAACCACGTTATCTGCGTCTGCTTGGTTGTCTCTGGGTATAAAAGTATTAGCACCGAACCTAAGACCCGTATGCCCAGATTCACCGTCAATATAAAAGCCAGTAGACTGAATACCGATACTCCCCACATAAGAATCTCTATAAAAATCAATTATACTACCATCACTTGATTTGCGGTTGATGTACATTGCAGTACCGCCATCTCTGGTGTGGTACGCATATCCTTCGTTACTAAGTTCATGACCCACATCAGCAAGGGCAGAAGTGGTTTTAGCCACTCGCAGATTGCCACTGCTGTCTATTCTGGCCCTCTCCGCACTATTCACACGGAAGCCCATGTAATTCTCACCATGATAATAAGTCAGCCCACCAACAGGGGTTGCTGTTGTGTCATCAGCAAACCAAATCCATTGTTCCCCACCAGAGCTACCACTTAGCTGAATAGCATTGTGGTCAGCACTTTCAACGTGCAGCTTTGTGTAGGAGTGGGGATTTGTTACGCCAGATGCACCGCTGTAAATATGGGTTAATGCGTCAGGGCTGCTAGTTCCCACGCCCAATTTTCCATCGGCTGTCAGGCGCATCCTCTCACTTGTGTCATTGGTTTTAAATAGTAATGCTTGGCTTGAACCAGAGGCAACATAAGCCTCAGTTTGGCTTGACCCTAACTCAAGTCCGTATCCTGTTGAGGTGTGAAACTCAGCTATTTTGCCACTAGCATCTCCACGCCTAACATCAAGGATAGCTGTTGGGCTGCTAGTTCCCAAGCCTAAATTGCCAGAACTATCAACCGTTACAGCATCGCCAAGCTGTGCTAATTCAAATGCCTTACTGGTCATTAGGTAATCTCCATCATGGACACAATAACGTCAGTAGCACCAGTGGCTGTGACTTTAAGTATGTCTGTAGTCTCCATTACAATCTTACCATCCAGTACACTGAGAGATGATCCTGCAGGTACTGCTGCATTTGTCACAATCTCAACATCTTGGTTAGCTTCATTGTTTGCACCTGCCCTGTTAGATGTATCTGAGCTAAGAGTTACAGTTACAGTAACCTGACTTCCTGTTGTGTTACCAAGGACAAGCCCTAGTATAATACTGGTAGTGGAACTTGCAACAGTATAAATTACATCTTCTGATGTAATACCTGCTTTAGTTACCGCCTTAAATGTGTTTGCCATATCCTTTTCCTATCCTAGAGCAATTGCTAATGCTGTTGCCTCATCTGCTGCGGCTGCTGCTGTTGTAGCTCCTATGTCACTAAGAACTTCTGAGGTTGATCTACTTTCTAATCCACTAGATGTGAACCTTGCGTATTCATCATCTGCTACTGATGCACTATCTATCTTAACTGCATTCGTATTTGAAATGCCAAATGTAAGTGAGGCTTGACCACCAATGTCACTAAGAACTTCAGCAGTAGAACGACTCTCAAGACCACTGGCTGTGAATCTTGCATACTCATCGTCAGCTACAGATGCACTGTCAATCTTTACAGCATTTGTGTTAGAAATACCAAACGTTAATGCTGCTTGACCACCAATGTCACTTAATACTTCTGTTGCTGATCTACCTTCAATAGCTGTACCATCAATACGAAGGAAGTCATTATCTGCTGCACCACTGGTAAAGACTGCTACGTTACCGTTACTAATACCTGTATCTGTAACTGCTGCTGTGCCTAGTCCTAGTGTAGTTCTCTGTGCAGATGCACTTGCATCATCAAGTAGTGCTTTACCTGCAGTAGTAAGGTCGTATGTACCTGCAGAACCTGAACCAGTGAATTGAATACCTTTATCAGCAGCAGAGGTTAGTCCAGCTAGTGCTTGTAGCTCTGCGTCTAGTCGTGCATTTGCTACAGTACCTGTAAGTTGTGTGGCATCAATAGATTTATTAGTTAGTGTTTGTGTACCTGACAGTGTTGCTACAGTACTATCAATTGCTACAGTAAGAGTATTACTAGAGCCAGAAGTATCAATACCTGTACCACCTGCAATGTCTAGTGTTTCACTATCTAAGTCAATTGACAGTGCTCCACCAGAGTCACCTTGGAAGTCTAAGTCTTGAGCAGTTACTTGAGCATCTACATAAGCCTTAATTGATTGTTGGGTAGCTAGGTGAGAAGCACTATCAGAAGATAAATCATCTTCATCTTTAATGGATGTTCCACTTATTGTACCGTTCAACACAGGGCTTGTCAAGGTTTTATTTGTAAGAGTTTGTGACCCTGTTAAAGTTGCAACAGTACTGTCAATAGCAAAGGTAACTTCATTACCAGAACCTGCTGTGTCAATGCCAGTACCACCTGCTAGTGATAAAGTCTCACTGTCTAGGTCAATGTTAAGAGCACCACCTGAGTCTGCTTGAAAGTCTAAATCCTGTGCAGTTACTTGGGCATCTACATATGCTTTAACAGACTGTTGAGTTGGGAGAAGTGTAGCAGAATTAGAAGACATATTATCTTCATCAACAAATGCTGTTACAGTAATTGTACCATCTGATAAGTTAGCAAAAGTAATGTCTCCTGCACTAGCTCCACCGATAGTTACACCGTCTACTGTACCACCATTAATGTCTGCAGTATCAGCTACAAGAGCATCTGTAGTTACTGTACCATCAAAGTAAGCATTTTTAAACTCTTTACTACTTGAGCCAAGATCAATGTCATTATCCGTAGTAGGTTCGATAACACCATCTTTAACTACAAACTGTTCAGTAGACGTACCAGATACATCAATGTTAAACTCTACTTGATTGTTTGTATCATCTACAACAACTTTATTTTTAGGTGTAGTAGAACCAGCATCACCAATTAAACCAATAACTGGGCCTTCTGCTGCAGTACCATCATGTTTGTGTCCAGAGGCATTATTAAAAGCAGCAAGAACCTGATCAAACTCATCATTGGAGTCTGCTGCCTGAATAATATCACCGTCTGTATATGTAGACTGTCTTGTATAACCTGCCATTAACGTCTTGCTCCTGCGTCAAATTCTAGCTGAAAACCCTTGAGAGAGTATGGGGATGACTCTGCATTATCTACAACACGAAGTGCTACTGCAAAACCTGAACCCTCTACGGGTTGCCTTACAAGTGGGTTTGTTTGACCACCATAAGTAGCAGTGTTGTATAGTGACGTTCCATAGATAGCTACAACTTTTGTAGAGTCAAATGGGTAAGCTGCTGGCCTTGGAACATTAGGGTCTTCATAGTCGTACCGTAAAAATAAATCAGAGTTTACTGTACCTGTGGGTGAGTAGTTAATAATAACACGTTGGAAGTTCTTACGTATTCCTGCATCACCTGCTGTAATATCTGGGCTACGATAACGACCTATAATATTTCGTGTATCAAATTTATTGCCTTGTTCTTGGCGATACACGTATCCATCGTATCCACCATGAATAACGTAGGTAGTACCTTGTACACTGGCTGAGTCTGTAGATGCTGGTTGTACACCTTTTATCTTAGCAAACTCATAACCCTGTGCTTTACGTACAGCAATAACACCTGTAGCTGTACTTTCTAGTGTGCTATTTGGTTTAGAAAAGAAAATACGATATTGTGTTTTATCAGGAATAACTAGACTATTAAAATCATCAACGTCTGTCTCGCCTTCAAACAACTCCTGTACTGGCTTACTAATTGTGCCTAACTCAACATCATTAATTTTAGCAGTACCAGCAACCGTTCTTAAACCGTCACGACCAAGGAAAACAATCTCACCTGCAAGTTCTTGTACAGTGTGTCCATTAAGACAACCAATGTCTCGTGTAACAGGTTGCATTGCAAAATCAGCAACTGTATTTCCCACAAGTTTGTATATACGTTCTTCTGCAAAGATGTATAGTTCATCACGAAAAGGGAACAGTGCTGTAATTTTACTATCAACTCGTATACTACCTGCACCATTAGCTGCAGTAAAATCACTGTCAGTATATGGGGCAGTAAATACTACTTCTTCTGGTGAAGCTGACATACCTGCAAAGAAGAGTGCATTCTTAAAGTGTTTTACGTACTTAGGATTGCTTGGAGCACCAGTAGCATTAAGGTCTGTTAGTGTACTGCCATCATACTTTGTTGCACGATTAGCACCATCAGCCCACACAATATACTCTGTACCACTTAGGTTGTATCTGTCATAGGAGTACCGTATTGCATTACTTCTGCCCGTATCTATCTCCGTCCAAGAACCACTACCACTAGCAGCCTCAAATACCTTCTGACCCCTTGCGGCAATTACTTTACTATTTCCTGCAAAATATGCAGACATTAGTACTGCTTCAGTAGAGGCAGAGGTTTGTGGTACTATGTTAGTATTCCACTTAGTATATCCGTTTATTCGTCTATACCCACCACCAACGTCAGGCTCAAAGTTTTCTAACTCTAATGCCATTCCAGGTTCCATAGAAAAAGTAGAACGGTCAAGAACTAAACCACCCTCTAATGGAAAAACAAAAGGGTTAATACGAGACTCATCTGCCATTTAAATTACTGCTCTTCCCGAAGAGTTTTTTAAGATTACAGTTGATCTAATATACTCAGATCTGTTAGATAAAAGACTTTGCATACTCTTGATACCATCTAAAAGCCTTTGAAAATTTAATTGATACTCTCCAGATTCTCCTCTATATTGATACCCAAAAGCAGTTGCACCATCTACAATAACTGAACGATATTGCTCTGGGATTGTAGGTACATCTGTAGCTGCACTTAATGCAGTAGTATAGTTATAGTATTCATACTTTGAAGAGTACGCTTTATCTGGATAGGGATATAAACCAAAATTATTATCTGGGGTTCTAAATACATGAGTAGGTACGCCCCCTACATCAGATTTATCTTCTTGTTCAATGTACCTATTTAAATAGTCTTTATAATCTAAAACAACCAAGGATCTTCCTTGAGACCCTAGTGTAGTATTTTCAACAATTCTAAAAGTATCGTAATCTACGTGTTTAGCTGTTGCAGGTGTGTCGTATCTAGTTGTACCTGCTACAAGTGTTTCTGTTTGTGTAGCATGATTATAAGGCCAACTGTATTCACGAGTATTAATATAATAAATAGCATCATTAACAGCATTTTTACATTGTGTTTGAAATCCGCGAGAAGAGGTAAAACCTGCTTCAGTTAAAGCAACCTCATTAAATCTAGCTAAGACTTCGTTTGTAAGACCTAAATAATTATATGCCATTGTGCTTCCTTAACATAGTCTAAAGAGGCCACCCTAAAGCAGCCTCTCTAGTTAGTTTTAATTAAGCAAGATAATCACGAGTTACTTCGTTAGCAACACCGTCATTACCCATGTCAGAGCAGTCCATAAGAACAGCCCAAACACGGAACTTACCTGATGAAACAGCACCACCTGATAGGGTAGCAATAGTTACATCAATGTTGTCATCAGCAACAGCCATTACGGGCTGATATGCTGCAGGGTTCTGTGCGACTACTGCTGCTGCAGATGTAGCATCGAAACCATCAACAAATGCATCAGCATCAACCATACCCAAGTCTACTGTAAAAGTAGAACCATCGGATGCAGTGTCAACTTCGATACCTGCGTTCATGACCATAGTACCTTTAGGTACAGCAATGACAGGAACAACATCGGAAGCTGCAAGAGCAGAACCTTTGTCTGACAAAGCTGTAGCCCAATTCAATACAGTTTGGACCATGTACGGATTACGGCCAGGGTTTTGGTTTCCCCGTGCCGCTTGGAGTGTGTTATCACCTAATGCCATAATATATACCCTCCTTACGCTGCGTTATACTTGGCGTTAACAAGAGCTTCTGGGCGAAGGATCTTGCGGCCATATAGGTGCATACCACGAACGATGTCAGCAAAGCTGTCAGGATCACGGTAAGTTTCAGTCTTGTTGATTTGCTCTGCGGTTGCAACAGCAGAATCATGACCTGCAACAATAACACCATAGTTAGCATTTTGGTTTGCAGAACCAGTTGTACCTGGACCTGTACCAATTGCTGGCAAATTGCTTGAAGAATAAACACGGAAGCCGTGGAAATTATTCACTGCAAGACCATTACGTAGTCCACCTGATTCACCGAAGTCTGCATTGAAGAAACGTGAGTCTTCATCTGCAAGGAGTTCCATGAATACTGGATCAACTACAATCCACCGTCCAGCTTTGTCTACTTGTTGTTGGTCAAGCAAACGAGCCATACGAGCAACAACCATTGCTGGTGAAGCTGTAGCAGTTGGAAGTGCAGTAGCACCTGGCAAACGAGCTGCTAGTGGGATCGAGTGATCTCCAGCAGAGCTAGTTGTAATGTTGCCAAAGTCAGACTTTTTCAATTGCATGCTTGAAAGCAATTCATTTGAACCAGCAGTTGAAACAGCTTTAGAACCGTTTACAACATCATTAGCTGTGTCTGCTTGTGAGTGCAAAGATGACTGTTTGAAACCAGACAAGTAGCCAAGAACCTCTTGGTCATGCTGATCAGCCAAACGATAAGCTGCACGATTAGTTGCAAGATCCATGAAGTTCACATGTGAGTGAGCTTCTTCGATATCATCAATCTTAAAGGCAAAGTAGTTAGCTTTGTCTACGACCAATGAAAAATCTTCGTCATCAAGATCTTGTGCTGAAACCTGAGTACCACGAGCATATGAGCTTACGGAAATTTCAGGTTCTTTGATGATTTTAACGGTATCGCCTTGGGCAGAAATCTCGCCAAAATAATCTGAGTTGGTGATGTCACCACATACAGTGCTCTTGCGGAATGCAAGCTGTACTTTTTTGGAGTAGATTACGGAACTAAAATTACCGTTAGGTAAGTTACCGTGTCCACTTGCTGTTGTAAAAGCCATGATAAATCCTCCTGATAGTTGGCTTTGTTAAAAGCTAATACCAATAAGAGGCTGTTGTTTTTCTAGGGTGCATGTACTTAAGGTTGGCCAACCTATGCATACATGGGCCTATACTTGAACAGGTAGTTCTTCTAGTTTAGACTTTATTGGAATTTGGGTTAGAACAAAAGGTAGTCAGAATGAGGCTTTTGTTCTATATCCCTAGTTATACTGTTGAAATTCTATTTGTCAACAGTTATCTGGCAGAACCAGACACGTCATAGATGAATTTTCCATTGCGCATTGCTGTATTAATATCATCTGAACGTTCTTCAAATTCTTTGTCAGACATTTTTGCAACATCTGATTCCCGAATCATGTCGTTAGCATCAGCTACATCTACTTCCGTTCTACTACGTTTAGTAACTGTCTTAGCTGCTTCTTTTGTTTTAGCTTTCTTATCCTTAGTGGTAAGACCTTTGTCTGCTTTATACAGATCAATTATACGGACCACAGATGCTGGATCGTCAGAGTTTTCATACAAAGCATCACGAACCCACTTAGGTTGTTCGTCAGCCCAATCATGAAATCCGTCTGAATCTCGTAGCTCGTCAAAGTCTGAATGAGTTTTACGTATTTCATTTTCTGCCTTTACTCGATTAGCTTCTGATTGAGCCTCATCAAGTTCCTTAATCCGAGTGTTAGCCCTTTCAAACATTTCTTGGGCTTTCTTAGCTGCAATAGTTTCTACAATTCCAGCTACATCAGGATACTCCTTAGCCCACTCCTCTATGTCTTCATCAGACTTGGGTGGTATGATACCCGCTTTTTCAGAAGCCTTTTGTAGGTTCTCAAGTTTAGCATCCCACTCCTTTTCCTTCTGCTGCATGTGTCGTCTTAGATCACCATAGCGTTTTTTGAAAGACTTTTCTTCTGGAGATAACGTCTCTTCTTTATCTTTTGTATCGGCCTCTTTCGCTTCGGTAGTTTCTTCTTCAGTTGTTTCTTCTTCTTCTTCTGATTCAGATTCTCCTCGCTGTTCAGCTTCAAGACGTTTGATCTCCTCTTCTTCATCTTTCATTTCTTGTTTACGCTTCATGTAGTTTGATCCACGTTCAACAAATCCTGCAGTCTTTGGTGTTTCCATTTCTGTTAGTTCAGGCATATCCTATCTCCTTTATGTTGGGGTCAGCCGTAGCCGAGTAGCCTTATCGTTCCTAGTATAGGGTATTAACCCAGTTTTATTTTTTACTCTTTTTCTTTTTCATCAAGCCGCCTTTTTTAAATCCCCTTTGAACACCTCTTTCCATAGCTTTAAGAGTTTCTTCTGTTCTCTTTATAGCTTTTTGTTTTGCTTGTTTTGCTTGTTTATCAGCTAAAGATTCTGAAACTATATCTGTCCTATCTTCTATAGAAGAAGAAGAAGGTATATCTGACTTACGGGGGCCAGGGAGATGAGCTTCTCTGCTTTTTCTATTAGCAGCGTCCTGTATTTGTTCAAGAGGGTCATCAATAGGTGCAGTTTTGGGTTGAGGTCGTTTCCTGCCTCTTATTTCTGGACCTGTTTGTAAGGCTGAAGAATCTGATACTTCAGGTTTAGGGGGTTGATAAGAAGTAGGTCTAGCTTTGGGTCTTGGAAGCTCTTCTGGTTCATAAGATACTCCTTCTGGCCTTATGTATTTCCCTTTATCAGGAATAAAAGTCATACCTTCTGGTGCAACACTTTGAGCAAAGTCATCAAAGTCTTTTTGATTTTTAAAGATTGGATCTCCGTTTACATCCGTATCTCCAAACTGTAGTCCAAGGTCTTTTCCTGGATTATTTTGTACAATTTGTCTTGTTAATTGATCACCATTATAAGTGAAACTGGGGAGTACGTCAATCTTATTCTGTTTTACGTAACCATCCCACAAAGTTTTTAATCTTTCTGCCTCAGCTTCTTGTCCATTAGATTTAAGAATTGCTATGTTAGCTGCTGCCTGAGCTGCATTACTGGCAGAAATAAACATGCCTATAACCCCTCCACCAAGTACTTTACCTATAAAACCTTTTTCAGCAGTTAAAAGATCTTCTGTTTGTGTAGCTAAATTGTCTAGATTATTATAGTCATACTTATCCATCCAAGCATTTGGATCAGTTTGTACTTCTTTATCTTTATCTTTATCACTTCTTTCTTTTTCTATTTGTGGTGCTGTAAGTCCATAACCTTGAGCAATAAGTTGGTCATACATAGTTTGGTCTCTAGGTAGCATCAAAGCTATAACTTCACCACTTGGTCCATACAGTGTTACAGCTTTTTGTTCTGGTGTTTCAGGTATTGTTACTTCAGGTGGTGGTGTAGCTAAACCAGCTCCAGGTTGCTCAAAGCTAAACTCTCCACTGTACATAGGTCTACCTGCAGGTCCAGGAGTGGTTACAGCTTCTTCTACAGTTGATCCTGTAGGATTATAGAAACTAAAGTCTGCTCCATTTGCAGCTCCAGCTACCATACCACCTTCAAACATCTTTTGTATTTCTTGCATCTCATCTGGTCGTAGACCTGCTTTAGGTCCACCAACAGGTACGGGTTCTCCACCAATACGACCATCAGTTTCCATTTTATTAAGTCCGTTTTTAGCTTTATCTCTCAAGTCTTCAAAGTGTTTTACTCCAAGATAACGAACAACATCAGCAGGTACAACATATTCACCTTCAGACAACTGGGCAGAGATATCATCTCGTACTTCTGAAGCCATCGACCCAGAGGGTACTTCATTACCAGATACAGGATCTTGATTCATCCCGTCATCCTGCAATCCACCTTGTTGCATAAAAGCCATTTCCATTTGTTTATTCATTGCTACGCCTCCTTGGGCAAACTGTCTTGGTTGTTCTACTTTAAATCTATTAACTAGTTCTGAGATATCTATAATTGTACCTTTGTCACTTACATCAACTGTTTTTTTCCTTTGACTAGGAGGTAGAAGTTCATTACCTAAGGGTTCAGTTACTACAACTTGATTGACATCGTTTAAGTTTTGATCTACTAATTCAGTTATTTGTTGACCAATAGCTTCCATATCAATATCTCCTGCCATTTCATTAAGGAGATTTGTTATTTCTGGGTCATTTTCCGCATCAAAACCTAGATCTTGATCTATATCTTCAAATCCTATAAGCTCATCAGTACTTGCTTCTCCCCTGATACCATAAGGCATTTCAACATCCCTGTGTATTACAACAGGGTAGTTTTCTTCAAGCTCCTTTAAGGATTTGTTTAAGTCAGTTACATAAGTTCTATAAAACCTATCACCCTTATCTTTCTCAAGATCTCTACCCCTAGCTAAAGCAATACGACTTGCTGGAGGTATGACAATTTTGTCTACACCTGATTGTGCTGCTTTGGCAATAAGAACTTTAAGTGCTTCATCTACAGCTTGTTTATTTTTACGTATTGGAGGTAGGCCAATCTCTGAAGTATCTGGAGTATAAGACTGAGCCATTATCATATTTTCATGAAGTTCGGCTAAATCTTTAGCATCTATTGTATCATTTATTTTTAACTTATCTATTTGAGACTGTAAAAAATTTAAGTATTCTTCAGTTGCACTGTCAAGAGCTTGCTGCCGTTTATTATGATAGTTTAAAAAGTCTTCTTTTATACCTTTATCATTTATTGAATTAACTTCTGGTAAATTTACAAGCTCGTCGTGAGTAAGAAAATCAACGTCGTCTAGCCCACCTTCAAAGAATACTGCAGCTTCAGGATCATTCTCCCACATTGAATCTATTGCAGATTTTCTTAGGAGTATTGGTTCTAATAGTGCATCAGCTTTTAACGTTTCAAAAACCTGATCTATGTCTTTTT